AAGTAGTAGACACCGACGAATTAGCATACGCGACAGATCGTAATACCTTACGTGATCGTTTCAATCGTATTCGCACAAGTGCTTATAATCAATATAGCCGTGATTTCACATTGAGTTATCAAGCGGCTCGTATTGAATTGTTTCGTGATTACGACACAATGGATATGGACCCTATTATCAGTAGTGCATTAGATATTTATGCAGATGAGTGTTTAACGCAAAACGAATTGGGCGATATGCTAACAATTCGTAGCACCAATGATAACGTCAAACAAATTCTTCATAATTTGTTTTATGACATTTTAAATATTGAATTTAATTTGTGGAGTTGGACTCGTAATTTGGTCAAATATGGTGATTTTTACTTGAAAATGTATGTAAGTCCAGAATTTGGCGTTTACATGGTTGAACCAATTAGTAGCTACAACGTTACCCGTGTAGAAAATAGCGATTTAAATAATAAAAATTATATTAAATTTCAAGTAAATTTACCAGAAGGTGGAAAAATTGAAGAATTAGAAAATTATCAGGTTGCACATTTTCGTTTGTTGAGCGATAGCAATTTCTTACCTTACGGAAAAGGTATTATTGAAGGTGCGCGTCGTGTTTGGAAACAAGTTAGTTTGATGGAAGATGCAATGTTGATTCATCGTATTATGCGAGCACCTGAAAAGCGTATTTACAAGGTTGACATTGGTAATATTCCACCAAACGAAGTTGATCAATATATGGAAAAATTGATCAATAAAACAAAAAAAGTTCCTTATATTGATGAAAAAACAGGTGACTACAATCTTCGTTTCAATTTGTGGAACATGGTTGAAGATATTTATTTGCCTGTTCGTGGCAGTGATAGTGGAACCAGCATTGAGCCATTGAGTGGCATGGAATTTACAGGTATTGATGATATTGAATATCTTCGCAACAAAATGATGGCTGCATTAAAGATTCCAAAGGCATTTTTGGGATATGAAGAAGATTTGAGCGGCAAAGCTACATTAGCAGCAGAAGACGTTCGTTTTGCACGTACCGTTCAACGTGTTCAAAAATTTATTGTTAGTGAATTAACAAAAATTGCAATTGTTCATTTGTATTCACAAGGTTATCGCGATGCAGAATTGGTTGATTTTAGTTTGGAATTAACAAATCCATCGACTATTTTTGAAAAAGAAAAGGTTAGTGTCTGGCAAGAAAAAACCAGTTTGGCAAAAGAAATGATTGATGCCAAAATTTATAGTCGTAAATGGATTCATACTACTGTCTTCAATACCAGTGAAGATGATATTGACACTATTAACAATGATATTGTTGAAGATGCAAAACAAGCATATCGTTTGAAGAAGATTGAAGAAGAAGGTATTGATCCAGCAAAACCATATAATAAAATTAATGCTGGTGAAGAAGGAGACGCTGGCGCAACCCCTGAACTCGGCGCAGCAGAACCAGAAGCAGCACCAGCAGAAACACCAGCACCACCAACAGGTGCAGGAGAAGCTCCATTAAAAGAACGAGATCAAACAGGTCGTAAAAAAGCATCAAATTATCCATTTGGAGAAGATCCATTGGGTAGTAAAGAAAACACTCGCCGTTCAAATAAAACAACAACAAAACATCCTATTTCACATGCATACAAAAATAATAGTCCTTTGAGTTTTGAAGGATTGGATATGCATCTTCGTGGAGATGGTACAAAATCAATTTTAAATGAAAATATAGATTCAAAAAAGAAATCATTTTTGGATGAATCTAATATAATTGACTAAAGTTAGATAAATATCGTATTTAAATCAATTTTACACATTTTTCTCTATATTTATAAAATAACGGAATAGACATTATTATGTATAAAGCAAAACATTCTAAGTTTAGAAACACTGGGTTGCTATTTGAGTTACTTACTCGACAAGTAACTGCGGATATTTTAGCTGGAAAAGACGAATCACCGGCTAAAAATTTACTGTTTAAATATTTTTCGCCAAATACAGAACTTGGACGCGAATGGCAATTGTATAATTTCTTAGTAAATGAACGTGCCAAAGACGAAACTCTAGCAGAAAAATATATCTCAATCACTTTAAAGCAAAGAGAAAAACTTGATAACAAAAAACTCACTGAACAAAAATATAATTTAATCAAAGAAATTAATGATGTCTATTCCGCAGAAACATTATTAAAATCAAGTTTAAAAAATTATAAACTTTTTGCTTCAGTTTATAAATTATTTGAAGATCACATTAATAATAAAATTAAGTTTGATATTCAAGAAGTAATTCAAGCTAGAAATTTTATTAGTGAAAATCTATGCGGTATCAAAAAGAAATCTCCAGAAGCAGAAGAAGAAGTAATTAAAATCTACAAGCAACAAAGCGAAGATATTCGTATGTTGTCTTACAAAATCATGGTCGATAGCTTGAATGAAAAATATCAAGGACTTGATCAAAATCAAAAACGATTACTTAGAGAATTTATTAACAATATTACTAATACAAATTCATTGAATGTATTGATTAATGAAGAAGTAGAAACTGTAAAGAAAGAATTGACTGAATTGAGTTCACAAGTTGATTCAGATGTTATCAGAATTAAAATTACAGAAACTGTAAAACAATTGGATAAAGTAAAACCATCAAAGAGTGTCAAAGACAATCAAGTTATGGTTTTGTTGCTTTCATATGAACTCATCAAAGAAATAAAATCACAAATTTAATAATATATGAATAAAGACAACGTAATGAAAAAAGGCAAAATTATTGTTGGAGGCACTTTGCGTGAAAAATTAAAAGCAAAGTTAAAAGAAATCATTCGTAAAAAAATGACAGAAATTTCAACAAGCGGTGCTGCTGGTGGTAGTGCTGCGGATGGTAGTGCCGGTCCAGTAAAAACGCCATATGCATTTGGTAAAGTAAAAGATCCTACAACTGGTTTGGATGGATACAAGCAAGTTGGAAAACCCGAAACAGGTACAATTACTGAAAAAGAAGGTAAGAAAAAAGAACCCGAAACTAAAGAATCTCCTAAGAAGAGTGAACCAAAGCCATATGAGCCAATTGTAAAGCCAAAAACTCCTGAAGAAAAAGCTGCCGATGAACTTTCTGCTTCAAACGAAAGACGTAAAAAAGAAGTAGAATTGGTTGCGAAAATTGTATCAGGATGGGCCGATACTCGCAAAAAAGCTTCAAAAGCTTCAAAAGCTTCAAAAAAATCTGATTAATAAAGATTATTATGTCGATTAGTTTAAAAAGACTAATAGAATTGGATAGTGAGCCGCAAGTCAAACAAAATGCGGCTTATACTCCTATTGTTGCTCAACAACCAACTCCACAAGGTCAGGAGTTTAATGTTGGATTAGATTTTACTAATTTTGAACGAACGATAGCAGCATTTACTGAAAATGCAAAAAATGCATTTCAACAAAAACTTATGAGTTTGGTTGGAAATAAAAAAGTATTTTTGCGTGGTAGTAAAGGCTATGGTCAGCCAATTAAAGATTATACTGTCAATGTAAAAAGCGTTAGCATTGATTTTTATTATGAACGTTATGTTGTTGTTTTCAAAGATGAAAATGACAAAGAATACTTTTTAGAGCCGGGATACAAGATTAAAATCTTGGGTCAGGCACAAATTGTTCCAAAAACACCAAAGAAAAAAAAGAAGGAACAACCTCCGGTTGTGCCAGTTCAACCAAATATTAATCCTAGATAATATGAATAAAGAATTACTTGTTGACTGCATTTCGTTTGCAGTAAGCCGAGATGTCATAAATGAAATGACAAATAGTGGCGGACCTTTTGTAGTAAAAGGTGTATTGCAACGTGCTAATGCAAAAAATCAAAATGGTAGAATTTATCCAAAAGCAATTTTGGAACGTGAAGCAGTAAAATATACTGAAAACTTCATCAAACAACGTCGTGCATTAGGTGAATTAGATCATCCTGAAACTAGTGTTGTTAATTTGCAAAATGTTAGTCATAACGTATTGGAAGTTCACTGGGAAGGTGATGATTTGGTCGGTAGTGTTGAAATTTTAACAACGCCAAGCGGCAACATTTTGCGTGAGTTATTTAAAAGCTCAATCAATGTTGGCATTAGTAGTCGTGGCGTAGGTAGTGTAAAACGAAAAATGGCAGAAAGTGCAGATGAAGTTCAAGAAGATTTTGAATTAATTGCATTTGATTTCGTTAGCAACCCAAGCACACAAGGAGCATTTTTACATCCGTCTGGACAAATTCAAGAAGGTGTAAATACAATTAAAAATCCAGTCACAAACAAATGGGATAATGTAAATAATATTATTCGAGAAATCTTAGGAGAAATTAAATAATATATGAATAATAAAACACAAAATGAAGGATTTTTTGACCGTCTTAAAGCAAATTGGACTGGGGCAAAAACTGCCGCAACAAATATAGGAACAGGCGTAGCATCGGTTGCGGCTGGAGTACCATTGAAATTAACCAATGTTCAAGATGCCAGAATTAAACAATTATTTAGTCAGGTTCAAGCAAGAATCAAACCATATGCAAACAAATTGGGAAATACAAATGTTGCGACCAAACTGAATGCTGAAATTGAAGTAAAAAAGAATCTTCTAGGATTCATCAATGATTTCATGAAAATGACGGGTGAAAAAAAACCAAATAATGTGATTGCCACATTGCAACAACCACAATATGCTGAAATTGCAAATTATATCAAAAAATTAGGGCTTTCTGTTCCTGTTTCAAAGAAACCTGTGACACCATCCGCATCCACAACTACCCCTACCCCAGCACCTGCTTCATCTACACCGCCAACTGGAGGTACACCCGCCGATGGTACATTCGATGTTTCTAAAAATTATAAATTTGATGCTAGTAAAAATCTATGGGTTAATATTTCAACCGGAGTTGCGTTGAACAAATCAGCTTCAGACGCAAAGACAGTTGCATACTGGAATGCAGTTAAAAAAGGAACCATCATTCCAGAAAATAAAACTAAAATTGTATATAAAGAGTTTTTTGTATAATTGCTAATATTTATTACATATGATCACGTTAAAAAAAATTATTGAAGGAGTTGAACAAGAATCTTCTGTAGATACTAATGAATTGAGTGGTATGATGGGACAGTCACCTACTACATGGGATACGCCAAAAGCATATGCTCCTGCCGGTGCGCCAGTTCGAACAAATGAAGCATTACCTTCAAAGAAATTAACCGCTGAAGAAAAGCGTAAATTGCTTGGTATGATTGGTCAATTTAACGAATATCGCCGTGCTATGAAGATGGCGGATGAATTGAAACACGTTGCTGAAAACATTGTTTACATTGCAGAAATGACCGAAAAATACGGTTTGAATGAAACAAGTGAGTGGTTTGAAGGAGTAACATTGGAACGTGATATGAAAGAAATTAAACGTTATGCAAGTGAATTGCATAAGATTGCTAATAAAGTTCATCCACAGGTTCAACAAGCCGAAGCAATATACGAAGAAATTGGACTAAAGTTAGAAAGATACTTTAATCTATAAATCAAAAACCCCACTTAATAGTGGGGTTTTTTATTATACTTCTAATTTTCCAAACTCATCTATTCTATCCATCATGTTATCGAATGATTTAAAATAATGTTTTCTATCATTAACTTTTAATTCATATCCAAGCTTTTTATGCTTGGCAATGCTGTATCTATTCATATCCATATCACCGGGAATAGTTAATCCCATATGACTATCACCTTCGATTTGAAAGCCCATACCTTCAAGCATATCCAAATGTTTCATTTCCCACGAATTTGGATTATCGAAGTCATCTAACTTGTAATAATTTTCATTTTGTAGTTCGGATGTATGATAATCTTTTCTAATATTCATTGGTTGTTTGTAGCTATTATGATTGCTGCCAACACTATGACGTTTTGAACTAATTGTAAATTGTTTTGATTGCATATGTTATTTATTCATTAATAGTGCGTCTGTAAAAAAATTATAAATGTTGCTCAAGAAATTTGGAATATTTGCATTTTTATCAAATGAACTTCCTGAGCGACTAAACACTGCGCCGGGTTTATCTATATCTTCTCGTTTAGTAAATGCAACATACCACATGGCATATTTATATTCATTAGAATTTCGTGGATTTGCAATTTTTCTAATGGCAAAATGAAAATTTGTTGGCGATTGATTAACTTCAAATTGAATAGTATTATTTGTAAAATCAACTGAACTTATATTACTATATACATGTTTAATTGCTTCTTTTATTTTTTCAAGCTCTTGAGGACCAATTGTATAAGGGCGATTATATCCTTTTTGTAATACAGCAGTCAAATTGGTATCATCAGCTTCTTTTGTTTCAACATAAGAAGATTCAATCAACATATTTTCCAACAATACTTTTTTGATATATTGTTTCAATGATTGTTTTTGTTTTTCGTTCATATAAATAAATATCTAAAAATATTTTAACTTTTGTATTTTTTAATTATATTTATTTTACAGTAATACGACATTTCCTTTGTCGCAATAAATATTCTAACTTTATTGGAGTTTCTATAATAACTTCAGAAACAAACAAAGGATAATCATATATGTCAAAATTATTACAAGAAGCACTCGCTGACGCAAAAGCCGTTAAGCGTATTGCTATTGAAAATGCTAAAGTAGCATTAGAAGAAACATTCCAACGCGAAGTCACCGGAATGTTCCAAGAAAAAATCAAAGAAGAATTGGCCAACGAAGAAACCTACGGTGTAGGTGATCAAAGTGGCGGCCTTCAAGGATCCAGTGATATTGGCGGAACTGTTGGTGGCAGCAAAAAGCCATCTGCAAAAGCCCACAAAACATCAACCAAAGTTTCTAAGTTGGAAACTGGTGTAAAATTGGATGAAGAAGCCGAAGATTCGATGCATGCTGAAGTTGGTTCACATGACAATCAAATGGAAGCTTCAGAAGAAGCTGTTCATGATGAAACAATTACCAATGAAGAATTGGAAGAAATCTTGAGTAGCTTAGAAGAAGAATTGGATGAAGAAGGTGAACCGTCACCAGCACAACCTCCTGTTGATCCAATGGCACAAACACCTGCTCCTGCTCCTGCGCCAATGGCACCTGCTCCAGTTGATCCAAATGCTCCAGTAGCTGCTCAACCTCCAGTTGATCCAAATGCTCCTGTTGCTCCAGTTGCTCCTGCTCCAATGGCACAAGCACAACCTCCAGTTGCTGAAGAAGAAGAAAGCATGGAAGAAATCAGTCTCGACGAACTTTTGAGTGAAATCGGTGCTGAAGAAAGCTTGGAAGAAGCTAAGGAAGAAGACGACGACGAAAAAGAAGAAAAAGAAGAAGGTAAAGAAGAAGATGAAGATTTGAAAGAACAAAATACTTCACTTCGTACCCAATTGAGCGAACACATTAAAGTCATTGAATATTTGCGTGAACAAATCAATGAAATTAATTTATTGAATGCAAAATTATTGTATACCAACAAGTTGTTTAAGCAATTTGGATTGAGTAACACACAAAAATTGAGCATTGTTGAAAAATTCGACTTGGCAAGCACAGTACGTGAAGTCAAGTATGCATACACAATTTTAGCCGAATCATTAAGTTCCGGTGCATCAACAGTCAAGAAGACTAATACTGTTGCAAAATCTATCACCGAAGGTTTGGCAAGCAAAGCAGTTGCATCCACAAAACCATCAAAAGATGTAATTGTTGAAAACACTAACGAGATGGCTTTGAAATTCCAAAGACTCGCCGGAATCAAGAAGTAATTTTAATGGTGAGCAAAAACCAAACAAAAAAATAGATAAGGAAAATATAATATGAGTGATATTAAGTCATTATTGACAAACAACATGAACCCACAAGCACGTTTGATGCAGGAAACTCGTCAATTACAAAGTAAGTGGGATAAAACTGGTCTTCTTGAAGGATTGGGCGGCGTAGAAAAAGCCAATATGTCCATCTTGCTTGAAAACCAAGCAAAGCAATTGCTTGATGAAGCAACTGCCACAGGTACATCAGCAAACAGTGAACAATGGGCAGGCGTAGCTCTTCCATTGGTTCGCCGTGTATTTGCTGAAATTAGCGCAAAAGAATTCGTTTCAGTACAACCAATGAATCTTCCAAGTGGTTTGATCTTTTATTTGGATTTCAAATATGGTTCAACTAATGGCGGATTTACTGCTGACTCAGCTAA